ATTGGTAATGCTCGGCGTGGTATTACCATGGAAAAAGGCAGGGTTGTAGTGTTCTCTGACGCCCACTTTTGGCCCGATGACTATACCACCGCTTACAAAGCTCTGTTAATGATTATTAAAGAGTTTAAACCCAAAGTAGTGGTAGCGAACGGCGATATTTTTGATGGAAGTCAAAACAGCAGGCACCCTAGGATTGGCTGGACTCATAGCCCCACAGTCAAGGAAGAGCTAGAAGCCTGCCAAGAGTTCATGGGAAACATTGAAAAAGCCGCTGTAGGCGCTAAATTAGCTTGGACGATGGGTAACCATGACGCTCGCTTTGAAACGTTCCTAGCGGCTCAAGCACCCCAGTATGAGGGCGTATCAGGGTTTACCCTTAAAGACCACTTTCCTTTATGGCAACCTTGCTGGTCATTTTGGGTAAATGAAGACACCTGCATTAAACACCGCTGGAAAGGTGGTTTTGGGGCGGGTCGTGCCAATGCCCTTAATGCGGGCGTAAACATGGTTACAGGGCACACACACAATTTGGCAGTGCAACCCCTCACCGACTATAATGGAACCCGCTACGGCGTCCAAACAGGCACTCTAGCAGACCCTTATTCAGAACAGTTCCTCCACTATACTGAGGATGGTCCAAAGGACTGGCGTTCAGGATTTGCGCTATTATCTTGGGAAAAGGGTAAATTACTAATGCCTGAGCTAATTCAGGTATTTGATGACGAGCATATTGAATTTCGTGGTTGTTTAACTAAAGTATGAAGCTAACCCCATCCATTCTGCGTAATTTATATAGCGCCATTTATTGCATGAAGCCCTTTGATAAGTGGGCTATGCCATTGCCGGAACAAATTAAGTTTGTGGTGGATGATGACCCAGAGACGATGGGTACTTATTTATATGACGATGGGGAGCAATTTGAACACGTGATTACCATTTCCCAGAAGAAATGCGGGCATTTATCTACTGTAATCAGGGTGTTATGCCATGAATGCGTCCATATGAGTCGCTGGAAGACTAATAAATGGAGTCACCATGACGCTGAATTTAGGCGTCGTACTAAAGTTATCTCTGATGAGCTTGGATTTGACCCGTTAGAGTTGTAGAATATCTACAGGGGGATAGCGGCGTACTCCTCTGCGCACAGTCCTTCGGACGTCCCCCTACTTTACTTCCAAATGGTTATTGTTAAACAACCATCCAATTGTAGCACGGTGGGCTTCTTCGAACATTTCCACCCTCTCGGCTTTCGATAACCTAGTTCCTTGGTCCAATTTTTGATGGCAGGTAAAACAAAGGCTTGCTGTTCTGAAATCATCTGCTTTAATTCCTCTGCCTTTACCGTCCCGAAGCTGATTGGAATGTGCAGCCACAATTGTTCCGTCTTCTCTACCACACGCTTGGCATGGAGATTGTCTAAGTATTTCAAGTAATTTTTTATTTCTGTAGACCACTGCGTATCATCTTATCAATATATATACCGCAGATGTCCATGGGGGATGGTTCTACTAATGACTGTTGTGGACTATGAAAAAAATGATAGCTTCCGTCAGCTAGGACTTCGTACTGTGGAGCATCCCATCCTGCCGCCCGTAAAGCTAAAATAATATCGTCCAAAGATTCCATCATTGTTTCCGTGTCATATTGTTGGCTTTTGCTAAAAACTCAATTGCCTTATCAAATTGTTCCTGCAAATTTTTAATCTCATCTGCTTGCTTACGTACAAAGTCAGCCGCTTTCTTTCTGTTGTAATTGGCATCATTAAACATACCGTTTTCCATATCATCTGCTAATTCATATGCATTCATTTTAACCTCCAATCCCATGCGCCCGCTCAATTTCTCTTGCAAACGCTATTTTAAATATACCGCCCTTGCCATTTTCCCAGTCTTCTATTAAACCTTCATGGGCTTTAATGTAAAGCTCTTTAATTTGTGCATCTGTTAATGGCGTACGTTGCGCATCTTTCCGGTCTTGTGTGGTGAAGGTGGTCATTGGTCATCTCCAAACTTATTTTTCCATGCGATATTAGATAGCGCAACAATCGTCTTGCAAGTTTCCAATTCCTTTTTCAACGCCGCAATTTCAGCTTGTTGTTGGCGTACAAAGTCTGCATACTGCTGAAATGGTTTGCCTTTTCCATCGCCCTGTATCCAATAAATGTTTTCCAATTCATCAGCTATTTGTTTTGCATTCATTTGTCTTGTGCCTTTTTTAGTATTGCTCTAGCAAATGCAATGTTTTGTTCACCTGTGTCTGTTTCCATTCCACTCCAAATTTCAATTATTTCCTCATCTGTTAGTGTCTTTTCTTTCACCCAATGTAGGTTATCTACAATTAAGTCCGCCCAATTTTGTATGCCTTCAAGATGAAGCCCAAGAGCCACATTTCTTAAATGCTCTATGTATTGGTTTCTATTCATTTCTCTTGTGCCTTTCTTAAATCAACAGTTTCCAAGTCTTTCCATTCCACTTCACCTGTCAAAATGTCTGTCCATGCTTGTTGTAATACATTGACTGACGGCTTAACTTCTTTACCTGTGCTATCAATAGTTACATAAAATGGGTCTTGGTAAGCATCTTTAATTGCCCATCTAAATGCTGGTTCTGCACGAATTACACTCATTTCTCTTGTGCCTTTCCAGTTACTAATTCATCAATTAGCCTTAATTCAGCTTTTAACGCCTCTATTTCAGCTTGTTGCTGGCGTAGCATGGTGGCTATTTCAGTTGCATGGTTATAAACCTGACCGCTATCAAAATCCATCAACAAATCAGCTAATTCATTTGCTGTCATCTTGGTTTACTTCCTGTGACTTCCTGAATACGTTCTGCAGTTGTCTCAATAATCTTCATTTTTGCAGTGCAATATGCTGGACTAGGACTTGAGAATGTATATAGCTGGTCTACGATTTGATACAAATTATTGATTAGTTTTACTTCTTGGTCGTTGTCTGGCAGATATTGACTGTAGTTTTTTAACAACAGTGCGTTGATATACATCTGGGACACCTCTGGTTTAGTGCAACCGCTTATCTGCGCTGTGGTACGGATTTGATTAACGTAAGCATATTCATTGGCGTCGTACTTACCAATCATTAGGGCGCATCCTGTTATTAGACAAAATGGCAAAGTGTATAGTAACTTCATTAGTAAGCTGCCTGTGCTAAAGCTGCAATATCCAACAGGATTTCACGGGCTTCTTGAGCCTGTTCAAATCTATCGGCGTCCTTCATAATAGTGCCAGCAATATTAAGGTCGCTTACCAACTCTTTAAACTCAGCGGCGGATAGTTTGCCAGCTTCGTATTGAGTTTTTAAGTCTTGGGCTTGGGCTAATAAATCATTTGGGTTCACGTTTTCTCCTTACTCGTTTAGCAACTGCAGCAATACCATCATCTTCCGACTCTTTATCTAATTCATCTATTAACGCATCACCACATGATACGGACAGCTTTGCCATGTACTCCATGGAAAATTCATTAGGAGCGCCATTTAATAAACCATTCATAGCAAAACAGCTCGCTAAATACCTCATGTACTTTTTGTCGTTTTCCACTCTTTGTATTCCGTATATAGTTCTTTTAGTTCATCCTGAGCCAGCTTGTTGCCTTTGATATCCGCCCTAGAATTTACATTCAAATAACCAGTTAACCACTCAACACATGCCAATTCATTAACTTCAAATAACTGACCGCCCTCATGGAGATATTCCCAAAAGTCTTTATCTCTACATAGCATACCAGCTAACTTAACCATCTGTGCGCCCGCATATTCTCTGCGGTCTAATGGTTCTTCATTGTCATTGAGACGCACCATCACAACCATATAGCGCGCCCCTACAAAGTCTTTTAGTAGCTCATCAGGTATTTCATCCGGATGGATAGCCAATGTCATGGCATACCCATCCTTAGTCTGCTTGAGGGCTACTTTCTTACCTTCAAACTTACTCGTCTCCATCCTTAAATCCTTTGTAAATTCCCAACTTCATTTCAAGATAATTGATGACAAACACTAAATCCCTAATCACCATATCTTTTTCATTATTCTCAGCTATTTGGTCTTTCAAGGCGGACTGAAGATTATGGGATAACTTCTCCCAATCTGTCTTCTTACTCATCCCATGGGTCTTTCGAGCCAGTAGTCTTTCCCTCAGGTTTCCAAGTATTGAGTTTGATGCGCAGAATATTGCGCTCTCCGTCCTTTGTATTGACCTTAGACTTCCAGCCATCTAGCTTAATTTCTACTTCACCGTTCTTGGACTCAGAGATTAAATGCTCCAATACTTCACGTTCAAAAATCACTGAACCGTTAAAATCTGGTGCCTTTTCGTGTCTTTTCTCGGCGTTGTGCCACATTGTTCCTTGATTTGGATAATCCATCTTATTTCCCTTTCGTTAAAGATTCTTTGGTTTTACTAAATGAGACCATCATTTCTGAATAGAATTTCTCATCCATTGCTTTGGCTTTGTCAAATACCACTCGGTTATTCTTAAAGATATTGGCTACATCATCCGGATGGACTGCCAGTGCTAGTAAGGTATCTACGCCCGCTTTAAGGGACTCTAGCCAGCCTTTTGCATCATTGGTATCCATGACTGTCAACTGCCATGCTCCGGGCTTTCCTGCGGTCTTTGTGGGGGCAGGAATGTCCTTGGCTTTCTCAACCGCTTTTGGCGGAGCAGAGATATTGGCAATCTTTGGCATATCTTCTTCAGTGTCAGGCGGTAAGTCTTCACCGTTATAGATATATAACCCTATTCCATGTAGGGCTATTGCTTTGGCTAAAGCACGTTGCATCGCTGTGTTTACTGCAAATGAATCCGGCTCAGCAATTGGTTTATTACGATAATCCATTACGGGCAACTGTGCAGTGCGAGCAATATCATTAGCAACAACAGTACAAAACACCATAACAGTTCCGTTGCCCCAGCGTTGATACTCGGGATAAAACCAGTGCGCCTTTGGGTCAGCAAGTAAAAGCTGGTCAACAGCCCAAGCCCAAGATAAATAAGTGAGGTTGTTCTTCTTCTCAGTATATTTAGATACATCTATCTTCCTAAGTTCTTTGTATTCCATCATGTTCCTCCTTAAAATTCCTCATAGTTTCTACTTCAATTAACTTTTCTGCGTAGTGGATAACTTTTCGCAAGTCGTCAATTCCACCTTTGTGTCTCCAGCGGGTGGTGTACTTGATAATGTTTCCCTCAAGGTATCCAAGTTCATTGGATATAATGTAATCCCAAGGCTGTATAGCGTTTCTAGCATAGTGGTTTCCTCCAACCTGATGTTCGTTTGCTTTCATATCAGTTCCTTACATTCATTAAAACAACAATCAAAACCACAAATCCTATTGCCAACTTGTAAACCATATCTAACCAATACTCAAAACGCAACTTATCAGGGTCACCAATCAACCACTTCTGAATCTCCAGCATGTCTGTATCCATTTCTACATACTTTGGCTTTTGATAATAAATACCCATCTTAATCTTGCCGTTGTCGTATGGTGTGATACCAGCAGGAATAAAATCTGCCTTAGTCACTTTCTTTCTCCTCTTTACCATATCAACTTAACAATAAAACAATTACGCCAATCATCATGGGTGGCACCAATATTCCAGCAATCATTGCAAGTGGATTATCAATGTCTATGCCAAAACCTTTCTCACATGCTTTGGCAACAACAAACCCCATAACTCCCCACATAATAATTGCAGCAGGGATTCCAATTAAAGCACCAGCAACACCTTCCGGTGTAGCGGGATGAGTCTCGCAAAATGTCTTACCTTCAATTACTACACAAGCTCTTGGTTCACTATGCACCATTCTTTTTCTCCTCTAAATACTGTTGATACTGATTACAGAATGGGGCTACTTGGCAAAAGCTTGCGCACTTAGTACGCTCACCTTCTCTAATTTCCAAAGCATATCCTTTTCCTGCTTTCAGTAACGCCTCCTCTGCTTCCTCTAAACTTTCATGCACTGACTTTGCACGTACTGCGCCGTCTTTCTTTACCGCATACAGCGTCGGTTTTTCCCACGTTTCTGCTGGTGTACAAAACGGTAACTCTTCCCCTGCATCCATTGCAAACAATCCTTCTGAATGCAAATGAATTCTGTTACGAATGAAGTCCTCTCGAAGCTCCATTGACCACAGATTAACATCAATAACCACTACTGGGGATTGGGGATAACCCTGACGTGTTTTGGCGTCCCTGCGATTCCAGTCACGAATGATGGCAACGATAGCTAACTTGGTAACGGGTGTCTTTTTAACGGTTTCTACCAACCATGCATAAATATTGAGTTGTTGCTCCCACTCAATCTTTTCATTCATAACCGACCATACGCCTACATTCTTGTAGTCGTTAATCTCTATGCCAGCATCATGTACAATTTGTAAGTCAATAGCGCCAGAAATATGCCAACCATCCAGTTCAGCGTGAAGTCTTTGCTCAACAATATGGTTCTCATCTTTACCTTGTTCGAGTACTCCATGAATTGCCGTCCCATAAATAGACCAAATTAAATCAGATACATCTTC